CCAGCCATCGCCGGCATGGATGGCACGCCGCCCGGGCCGCCAAACACGGTCTTCAGGAGCCCGCCCAGTCCGTCGCCGGCATCGACCGATTTGACGGCGAGTTTATCCAGTGCCTGAGATGCGGCCGTGGCAGTGGTCTGCAGCTGCGGGAAAATGCCCTGCTGACCAAGCTCAATACCCTTGACCTGCTCGGCATTCTTGCCACTATACCACCAATTCCGCGCCCGGCCAGCGTGTTCGTCCAGGTGGATGCCGCCGCCGCGCATTTCCAACCCGGTTCCGCCCCAGCCCTTCGCTTGCCAATACTGACCCAGCGGTGCGAGACGGTCGCCCGTGATCTGATCGCCCTTGGCGTCAAAAATGCGCAGATCGCCGGCATGGCCGAGGTCATGGCGCGTCGTGCCGGTGCGCCGGCTAGTTGTTCCGATCCTCCCCTGACCGCCAGAATACACACTGGCGTAAGCACCCTGACCATAGACCGACCCGACCGCTTCCTTGATCTTCGCTGCCAAGCTTTCTGTGAGCGGCTGATTGCGGGTCGCGGCGGCATTGTCATAGCGCAGACCGCCGAGAATGGCCGCTGCAGGATCTTCCTTACCTGCCGCGAAACCTGCACGTTTGAAGTCGATGGACGAACCGATATTGGCGTTGGCTGGGTTGAACACCCGGCCAATATTGCCGCCCCAGCCGCCGGCCATCTCAGGAAGACCGCCCGCGCCCGGCAATCCGGGCAGGCCCGCCATACCGCCAATGGTAGCGCCATTGATCATGACGGTTGCGGCCTGCACATTCATCGCGCCGACGGCGCGCGCTGCCGGATTTTCGGTCATGCCGAGGAAGGTCTTGAAAAACCCGCCAATTCCGCCAGCCATATCCATTGTCGGCAGATTTGCACCGGGATACATGGCGTTGAGACTAGGGTTCTTGATACCAAGATCGAAGATTTGCTTGGCAACGTTCGATGCGATGTCGCTGAGCTTCTGCTTCCAATTGTCGAAGCCGTCGAAAGCGAGATCGAAAATGCTGGACATGGTGTCCATGCCACTCTTGCGCACGTCCTGCCACAGCCCGACTATTTCGGTCAGGTTCTGCTTGTAGCGAAGCCAACCCGCTTCCTGAGACGAAAAGTCGACCTCCAGCCCAGCGCCGCGCAACTGGCTTGCAATCTCGCGATCCATCGGAGACCGGCCAAGCTGCTCAATATCGAAGAACAGATCGCGTTGGAGATTGGCTTTGGCAGCAGCTTCGGCATAGCGACTGAGTTCATGGGCGGTGCGCTTGATAGCGTCGATTTCAGCCTGCGAGGCTTCCTGCCCCGTCCGCGCCGCGCGCTCGCGCAGTTCGGCCATCAGGTTGTATTCGACCCGTTGCCGTTCGGCTTCGGCCGCTGTAGCGCCTATCAGTTGCAGATCAAGCCGCGCCTGTCCGACGGATTCCGCCATCTGGAAATTTCGGTCACGTGTAGCTTCGGCGCGCTCCTGCTCAATTCGGGCCAATTCCATCTTGGCGGCCAGTTCTTCTCGCAACTCGCGAAGCACCGGCATGTCACCCATGCCGCGCGCCGCTTCCATGGCGCGGGCCGCCGCAACGCGTTCCGCGCCGGTGCGGGCCTGCATCTGCTGGATCTGGGCCGCATACTCGGCCTGCTCGCGCCATGATGTTCGATGCGCTTCCATCTGGCGTTCAATGCGATCATCTTCAAGCCGCGCACGACCACGGCCTTGAATGATGTCGAAACGTTCAGCGATACTGAGGGAGCGGCCAATTGCTGCGGCCATACGATCAGCCGCATAGCGCCCATCGTTTAGCTCTTTGGTGATCGTGATCAGTTTTTCAGCGACTTTTCCAAGATCTGGACTGCGATCCCCGATCTTGCGAACCGCCGCCTCAAATTCCTTCGACTTATCGACGCCCCTATCAGCTCCGGCAACATATGCTTCAAGTTCAGGTCCGAACGCCGCGAATTCGCGCGATGGCACGAACTTGGTGTTCGCGTATTTGTCCCAAGGCGCATCTTCGAGAGGAACGCCGACATTCTGTCGCGAACCGATCTGCGCTACGACCCGTTCACGTTCTTCGACCAATTGCTTTTCAAGGTCGCGTTGGCTTTCTCGTGCCTGCGCTTCAGCTGCAATCGCTGAATTGCGGAAGTATTTCTCTGACGACGCACCGGCGATGCCATACGCCTTGTCCAGCGCCTTGACGTTTTCGAGGTGTTTTTTCATCGCATCGTCGAGTGTCTTGGCCTCGTCGTCGCCTTTCGAAAACCACTGGATGATTGCGCCGCCAGCAACAGCCGCGCCAATGCCGATCAGGTTCATCGGCGTCAGCAGGCCCATAAGGCCCGTTCCCAACGCCTTGACCGCGCCGAGAGCGCCCTTGCCGCCGTTTCCGCTGCCCAGTGATTGTTCCAGGGCGAGACCTAATTGCGGACCTTGCTGGATCGCCAGCATGCCAAGCGACTGACCCGCAGCGCCCATCATGCCGATGTCAATGGCCTGTTGACCGATCATGCCGACGGCCAGCGGGTTGAAGTTTGACGGGCCGGACAATCCAGAAAGGGCGGTGCGGCGCTGCCTTATTGCAGCAATGCTGTCCAGGGCCGCTTGCCGCTCGCGCCTCATAGCCGCCGCCATCTCGTCGGAGCTGATCGCGCCCAGCCGATGTGCCTGCCGCACTTCGGCCTGCGCCTGGCGGTATCGCTGGATCTCCGCGTAAACCGGATTGAACTTGGCGCGCAAACCGTCGAGCTGGCGGCCGTAGCTTTCAATGTCGGCCGACCGCTGGCGGAACTCGGCCTGGTCGCTTGGGGTCGCACGCGCCACCATCGCCTGGATCGACTGCTGGAGCTGCCGCTGTGCCGCTATCTGACCAGTCAACACCGCCACGACACGCTGGGAGGATGCGACCGACTGGCCATTCGCGGCAGCGATCGCGGCCGAAGTCTCCTTCGCGGCCCGGCCGGTCTCCTGCACAGCTGCCGTCGTGTCGCGCGCAGCATCGCGCGCGCCCTTTGCATCGCCGGAAATGACAAGTGCGAGGTTCAAGCTCATGCCGACGCCTCGTTGAGGATCGGGCGGGCCTCCGCTTCCATCACACGCAGGTCGGCCATGACGCGGCTGGCCGGAGCCTTGCGAGCTTCGCAACGGGAGCGAAGCGACAGCAGCGCCACAGCCGCCGAATAGTCGAGGCCAAGGAAATGCAGCACACCGCCCATACCACGCGCGATCACGCGCCACTGGCTCGCAAGGTCCAGAAAGAGCGCCACCGACTGCCAGTTCATCTCCCAGACCTCACAGACATCATCACTGGCACCGTCCTCCGCCACCTCGACCTGGACGTTGAGCACCGCAAAATCGCCGGCCGTCTCTTCGTCGATTGTCGCTGGGCGGCTGCTGTTGGTGGTCCCCGATCGCGCATACGCCCACATCCGCGCGATCTCCTTCAATTTCCCAGCCGGCCGCCGTCCGCCATGAGCGACCGCGAATAGGCCTCGTAGATGCCCTGGCGATACCAGGGAGCAGCCTTGAGCATGGTCAGCAGCATATCTTCGCCGAACGGGACCTGCTGCTTGTCTCCGTCAAGGACACCACGCCAGTCACGGCAGGCCGCGATCAGGTGATCGTGCTCGCGTCTGATGCGCTCGGCTTCGTCCTTGATCTCGCGTATCTCGGCTACGATCGCCTCGGCCTTGTCCTGATCCAAGGCCGAGAACTTCATCTCGAAGGTTTCGGTCACCCACTGGCCTGATTTTTCGGGGTGCGGCCGCTTGACCTTGATTGGCCACCAATAGGTGTATTCACTCGTGGTCACGAACTGCATGTCGAAGGCCTTTCAATGCGGACTAGAGGATGTCTCGGGAACGTGGCCGGCAGTGCCGGCCACGGGAGTTCAGCGGAGCCGGTCGAGCTACTTCACGACGATCGCGAACTCATCATTGCCGAAAGCCGGGACCATGATGAGCGGCGTCGTGTAAGTCGCAATACCTTGCGAGCTGCCTTGCGACGGTCGACCGATCTCGGTAGTGGCGGCATTGAACTGGACGATGTTTCCGGCGGCGGTTCCGTGCGTGAACGCGACGGCTCCACGCGTGCGGGCCTTCGCGATGGCAAACCAGTTCTTCGTCGCCATCAGGCCGGCATCCATCGTGACAGAGCCAGCCACCTTTCGGTCGACGATCTCGATCGCCTCGTAGCCTATCACCAGGCGCGGTTCGACCTGGTTGCCGAGATCAAAAGACAGCGCCTCGGCTGGCGCGGACACACCATGCACCGACAGGGTTGAGTTCGTCTTGTTGACGATGACCGGCACGACAAACGCACTGACTGTCGCAACCGGCAGCGCAGTGTCGGCAACCGTTCCAGACAGGCCAAGGAAGCGGAAGCGGACGCGCGGAATTTTCTGCGGCGACAGTTCGAAGGTCACCGTGCCGCGCGCGCCGAGCAAGATGTGCCGGACACCGTCCAGATTGTAGTAGATCGAAATCGCTTCGAAGCCGGCCGAGACCGGCTGGTAAGTCACATCGACTCCGGCGGCGATCGTCTCTGACAGGCCGCACGCTCTCAGCAATGGACCATATTTCGGCACTGTGCCCGCAGCGCCAGCACCGGCGATTTCGACCGATCCTTCCAGAATGGCATGATCGCCTGTGAGGAATATGCCCTGGTTTCCCATGTAAGGTAGCACAAGCTCCCGGCTCTCCTCACTGCCGGCCATGGGCGTGAGGTTAACGTCGAGCATCAACATCGCGTTTGCCGCGCCGGTCGGGACGGCGTCCACGCCGTAGGAGGTTTCGATCTTGGCGAGAACCGCCAGTTTGCGGACGTAACGGGGCATCTACTTGCCTTTCTTGGGGGTGTCGGAGGACTGCGCCGGAACGGGTTGTTCCTCTGACGCGGGCACCAGCTTGCCGTTGTCGTCGCGGACGTAGCTGCCACCGGTTCGTTCTGTGTAGGGTTTGTCGGTCATCAGCCTTGCTCCTCAAGGTAGTAGGACGCGCCGAAGAGTTCGCGGTGCCAGACCGACCCGTTCTTCGCTTTCAGCAGGTTTCCAGAAATGTGGATAATAGGGTCGCAACCATCGCTGGCGGCCAGAACGAAGCCGATCAGTGCTCGGCGCACCGAAGCCTTAAGAGCTTCGATGTCATCCGCGGCCGCACCCCCGGTCTCATCGGACACGTTCCTAGTGACGATAATGACGGCGATGTCAGCTTCCAGCCTCTGCAACACCGGCCCCGTCATCCGGTGGTTTTCGGCCGCCTGTTCTTCCTCGATCAGCACATAGGCAGCCGGTGTCGATAGCGGCTCGGCCGACAACGCCGCGAACTCGGCAGCACCCGCAACATATTTGAAGACAGCAGGCGAGATGGCAGTGAGGCGGGCGCGGACTTCGGAAACGATGCTCATGGGCCGACCTCCGCACGGAAGCCATCAGCCGCAATCTGGAGGATTTCGGCCCTGTCGTCGTCACTAAGATAGAGTGCCTGTCGTGCAGGGATGGTGACCGTGTGAGCCCCGACCTTCACCCTCATCGTTTGCTTTTGCTTGCGCGATGCCTTCACGAACCGCTTTCCTCGGTTGCCCACGGCGAGGTGGATGTCCTGCTCCCGCGCCGGCATCTGGATCGTCGCGCCGAGAAACTGGGCGGCTGCATATTTGAGATTGGTACCAACCGCAGCGGTGATGTCCGTCGCTTCGCCGGTGATGCTCGAATAGAGCCGGCCGGATACGCGAAGAATGTTGTCAGGACCGCGGCGGCGCTGGCCGATCCGTTTGGCGGCGGTGCGCGGCGAAAGCGCCTGCCATTTGCCGTCTGGACCGGTCTCTCTTTGAAAATGCGTTTGCACGGCTGAGACCATGAACGCGGAGATCGCGGACATGATTGCAGCCGGACGCGTGGCCAGACGCTCGATGCGGTCGAGCGTTTCGAGAACGTCGCGATCGACGACACGGAGCTGGATGCCTTCGGCCGCCATCAGTAGCCTCGCATCGTGTCGCGCGTGAAAGCGCGGTTCGGCTTGCTGGCCTTGATAGCGCCGCCACCGGCAGGCGCAGGCGTGTCAGCACCTTCAATGGTGACGACGCCTTTGGAAACGTCCTTCAGCCATCCGATTGCGTTGTTGAAATTGCGGGTGACGATGCTGTCTGGCCCGGCCGCTTCGCCATGCAGGTAGTAGCGGGCAAGATCGGCCGCGACCTTCACCAGCATTGGCGGCGTGGACGGAAGAGGCAGGGCGTAGCGCTTGGCGACATAGCCATCAATCGCGGCATCAGCGTCCGACAGCGCCCGGCCGACCACGACATCGTCCACGGTAGACGGCGGCATGTTGGTGCGGTCGGTCAATTGCACGATCTCGCGCTCGCCAAACCGATCGACCAGGTCCTGCTTGGCCGCATAGGTCATGATGCGCACCAGCGATGCTCTACTATGCGGACCTGGTTGAGATCGCCGACCAGGTAGGTCGCTAACGCCTCGGCATCCTCTCGTCGGGCAAACCGGATCGCGCGCATGGGCGATGCGCTCCAATTCTTTTCGGTGGAGACGCAATTAGGTGCGAAATAGATCGGAGCGGACGGCGAGCGCGACGCCAGCTCGATCAGCCACCCAGTTTCTTCCACTGTGTCGTCAGCCAGTTCGACGCGGGCAGGCTGAAACACGGCGCGGTTGATGGCCATGAACCCGCGCTCGATGTCGGTTCGGCCAATCGCCAGCCACCACCTATCGACGTCATGGCGGTCTGCCAGATCGTCCAGGATGCGCAGAATGCGTTCCTCTACATCCTTGTTGACGTTGACCAAATTGACCGCTTCACCAGTCACAGGACCGAAACCCGACACTGGCAAACCGTCATGCAGGGCCGGGCCGTCCGTCCGCTTCGGCAATTCACCGCTGTCATGACTATTGTCGGTCAAGGCTCACGCTCCATAGTGACGTTGCCCGGTCTCCCAACCGGGCTGGCCGCAGGCGACCGTCATGACGATCGTCAATCCAATTTCGGGGCGCTGCGGCTTCCCCTGGTATCCTGGTTGCGGAGGCCGGATTTGAACCGGCGATCTTCTGGGTATGAACCAGACGGGATACCGCTTCCCCACTCCGCGAAACGTGTCAGACAAGCTCCACGATCAGGTTCGGGTCGGCCAGCAAGGTCTCAATCTGCTCGGCCGTGAATGTGCCGGCCGGATGGTCGACGGGCGTGATCGAATGGGCCATGCCTGCGCGTCTCCACCCTTCGCGGCGCGAGGTGATGCGGACGCTGCCGCCCGATGCAACGACCGTCGTGCCGGTCTCGCGCCGCTCCTCCTGGGCGGCTTGCCCGGCGCGCAAGGTCGCGGCGGCCTCGGCAGCGACATCGGCCTGATGGGCATCACCGATCTGTTTCAAGCGCGCCAGGAATGGCGGCTGGGCCTCATCGACCGACTGGCCTGCCGCGAGGGCTGCGCTGAATTCAGCAAATGCTGCGGCATAAGCTTCGTCGGCACGCTGTCGTGAGGCCGGCACCTCGGCCGCCGGGGACAATGCGATGGTATCGCCGGCAGCCGGCAGCTTGGATGTCTTCGGCGTCTTGGCCATGTCTGTCTCCTGTTCGGGTCTTGTGATGGCGGTCCACGCGGGACCTTCGAACCACCCTCAAAAGACCCGCCGAGATCGGGAGGAGGTGATCTCGGCGGGCGGTGTTCGGCCGCGTCGGGAGGAGGTGACGCGGCCAAAGGGTCAGGCGAGCCAGGGACAGACGAGCAGATCGGCGGTGCCGGCCCACTTGTTGCTCTCGCCGCCATTGATGAGCTGCGACTGGAGGATGGCCTTGCCCGCGCCTTCTAGGCTGGGCGGCACAACGAGCAGGTCTGGCACCAGGCCAAGCGGCTTGCCGAAGTCGCCCTTCATGCTGGAGATAGCACCGCGTGCGGTCTCGTAGTGCGCAGCGTCCAGAGTCTGTTTGGAACCCCAGGCCATCTGCCAGAAGCCGAAGCCGACATTGTTGCGGCCGTCGACGCCATACTGGAATTCCTTCTTCTTCCAGACGTTCTCGTCGGTCGGATCGTCCTTGGCGACGAACTCAAACGATTTGCGGTCCTGGTAGATGACAGGCTTCAGCGGCCGCTTTGTGCACAGCAGGAACCATGGCGTTCCGGCTCCACCATCGGTGTTCGCGACGGAGGTTTCCACGCCTGCGGCATTCAGCACCGGGTGGTCGGTGTCGAAGAAGAACTGCTTGTCATAGCAGAGGGTGGAGAACCCGGCCTTCAGCAGGTCGAACACCAGTGTGTCGGGATGGGCTGCGGTAGACATGCCCATCTCTTCGAACATCGGCGCATAGATGCCGAACGTGTCGTCGTCGATGTCGTCGCGATCGACGCCAATCGACAGTTCGAAGCTCCTGTTTTTGACCGCGTAGTCATGCTCCATGAGGTTGTTGATCACGCGGTCGCCGATCCACTCGCGGATCTTCGGGAACTTGCCGAGCCACCCATAGGTCTCAGACTTCGCGCTGGACTGAACCCGCGTCGCGACGCGGCTCCATTGCGGCGCGGCCTGACCGAAGCCTCTCTGGAAGTTAGTCTTGAAGCCGACGCGTAGCGCGTCAAGCGTAGTCGAATTGATCTTCATGGGAGCCCCTTAAATGATCCGGACCCAGACGCCGTCGGCGTCCACGTCGAAAATCTTGCCAGCGACCGAACGCGTGTTCGAGCCGCTGGTTTTGGCGACCGTCTGGTCATCGACGCCGTAGCAATCGGCTCCGATGTCGGCCTTGGTGATCAGGTCGCCCGACGCGGAGTTGCCGAAGCGAAAGATGCCCGTGGCGATGCGGCACGACACGTCGCCGTCAGCGCCGGCCACGTTGTCCACCTGCTCCTCGGCGCGGCCGGCCGACTTGAGCGTGGTTGCCGTCGCGAACGGGACGAGGAAGCCGGCAGCATTCAACGCGGCCATTGACCCGGCAAAGATTTTGGAGCCGCCACCAACTGGCAGTGTGCGCGTATCTCCGCTCCGCGCAACGGTGTTTCTGTCCTTGGTCAACGCGGCCATTAGAGCGTCTCCTGTTCAGCCGAAATCGTCTTGGCGTATGCGGCATGGTCGATGCCGAGTGCGGTCGCGACTGCCGTCTGTTCGGCGTCGAGAACGGCCGCATCGCCGGTTTTGCGCTTCGGCGTCGTGAGCTGTGGCGCAGTAAGTGTCGGCGCTCCGGCGGTGAAGGCTTCGAACTGCGCGATATCCTTGGCGGCCAGATCAAGACCCCACTGCTTGAGCGCGGGAGTGAGCTTGCCGTCCGCAATGGCCTTGAGGACAACGGCCTCGGCCTTGTCGCCGCCGATCTTGTCCTGGAGCGCCTTGAACTGTGTCTGCAGCTCGGTGACAGCTGCGATCGGAACCCACTTGGACGGGTCGGGCGCGCCGGCAGCACTTTTCATCGCCGACACGACAACGTCGGCCGTGGCGTTCTCGGCCTGGCCGGCCGCGACAGCGAATGCCTTGCGATCACTAAATGCCAGGACGGCAGCAGCCTTAACGTCGGCCGGCACTGCCGTTGCGGGCAAGCCAGCTGCAACTGCGATCGCCGAGACTGACGTGGCGAATGCATTGAGCTTGGCGAGAACAGCATCCTCCGTGCTCCCGGCTGCAAGGCCTAGGGCTGCAATGATCTTTTCCATGTTGGTTCCTTGAGTTGTGAAGCTCGCGGCGGCTGCGACCTGCTCAAGGTCGAGTGCCGGCGTGTTGGTGAGCGTAGTCATCCGGATCGCCAAAACCGCGCCGGATGTCTTGTGGCTGAGTATGACGGGCGACAGGTAACGGTATTCCCGCTTTCGGATCGCCTCGGCCGCAGCTGCGGTCCACTCGACCAGGCCCCAGATACCGCTGGCGCGAACTTCCATCTTCTTCACCCAGCCGGCAGCACGCGCCTGGCCGCCGACGCCATCGCGAGCGCCAAACAGGGTCTGGTGGTCGTAGTCCACGACAAGCTCAGTCCGCCCAGCCAGCGCCAGGGTGTTCTCCAGGATCGCCTTGAGTTCCGCTTCCCCGCCCGCATCGAACGGACCGCGGCCGTCACGAGCACTGAACCGGCCAGCCGGGATCAGTTGAACCCAATGACCACCGGCAGCGGACAGGTCCGACAGTGCGATTTCGGTTGTGTGAGTGGCGAGCGCCGTTTGCGCCTGCTCCGCGCCAGGCACCATCTGTCCAGGTGCAGCGGAAAGCGCGGTCAAAATGATGGTGGAATGGCGAAACATGGTGCGGACATTGCCGCGTCGCTGCTCAGTCGGTCATGCCCGCCATCGCGGGCGGTAGGCTCGATTGTGACCCTATAGTCAACGGCAGCAGCGTCCGGACGGCCGGCAACTATCGCCGTCTGGAAACTGTCACGCCACCAACAACCGGGTCAAGACGCAAGCGTCCGCCTCAGATGGGCGCGAGGCTTCGATTTCGAAGGCGTTTCGAAGGCCGTGAAGGCCGGTCCGGATGCTGGCAGGTCGGATATGGGGGTTGAGCTTCTGGCGCGCCTCCCAGGGCGTCTGTGCGGCCTGCTATTGAATTCTTCCGCCCGACGCGCGATATTGCATTCAGCTGCGGTGATACCGGGAAATCGCCGGTCCGGCTGGGTGATCCGAAAGGCTTCACTCTGATACGGGGAAAGTGGCGTCCCCCCGCCGCAGCATTCTTCATCACAAACTGCCTGCCAGAAGCTCCAGGCGCGGTTCGCGCAGATTGTGTTCCTCGACAAGGCCTGCGGTGCGCACCGCGTTGGTGATGATCTCTTCACTCTTGGCATCACGCCTTGCCTTGCTCCTGAAGTCGAGCTGAACGATCAGCTTGGCAGGTTGATCGCCAGCGTCGAACACGTAGAGCAGCGTCCCGTTATCCTGGTCCCGCAGAACAGCGCGCGGCGAGCGGAGCATCTGGGGGAGATCACGAAGCAGGCCGGTTGGCACCTTGGCCGACTTCACGTCACGCAGCATGTGCATCACGCGTTTCTGCGTCACTGTGATTGCGGCAGAAGCCGGAACGATGCCACGCGCCAACAATGCCTCCACCACGTCTGGAGACAGTGCACCGGCGACAACGGTCGAGCGGTCAACACGACCGCCGGCTGCGGCCCCGTCAAACCACCGCGCGAATTCGTCGTCCAGGAGTTGCGGCAGCCAGTGCGGGTCGGCGCCGGCCGCAGCGGCCATGGCTGGCGGCGCTGTAGCGAGCTTCGCTGATCCTGCCAGGCCCGCCCGATAGCCTTCCTTGCCCGGATTGTAGGCCCAGCCCGGATCAATGCCGTCCGGCACTTTCGTCACCTCGCCGGTGCGCCTGTTGACAAAGGCACGTTCGGTGTCGGCAGGAACTTCGAATACCAGCTTCTCGCCGGAGCTGGTCAGGCGGTCGATGTCGCGTTTGCTCAACGCCTGCAGCGTGCACCGGCAATTCCAGCCACAGGGCGGAGCCCACTTTTCCCAATAAGGATGATCCACCGGCAGCACGAGGTTGTGCCGCGCGCGATGCGCCGGCCGGGTCCGATCGTCCAGGATGCTCACATAGCGCAGGAACGGTCGCGTTGCCTTGTTGCGCTCGAAGCTTGCCCAGTGACCCGAGGCATATGACACACGCATGTTGGTGTCGAAGATGGTTCGAAGCCTCCTTGAACTGCCTAACTGGGCAAACTGCTCATCTCCGGTCAAAGGATCTGTGACACGCTGGCGGCCCCACCAGCCCTTTTCCTGCAACACCGGTGTGAGGTCGCGGCCGAATTCGGCAAAGGTCGTGCCTGCCTCCAGCGCCTTGCGAAGCGCGTCATAGATGTCGGTGAGGATGTCGAAACCTGCTGATTTCGCCACGGTAAGCATGGCGGCATGGTCACGCTCCCACACGTCCATCCACGAAAACGATGGATCGAGATGCTTGCCGCGCGCCAGCAGGGCGGCAATGGCATCACGCGCAGCGAGAGGCTCGACGACGGCGGCCATCAGAAAAGCGGCTCGTCGGCCTCACCCGACAGGCGGGCCGCGAACACGGCCTTGGCGAGCCGTTCGGCAAGCGTGTTCGCATCCATCCCCACGAAGCGCGCTGCGAGGATCGCCTGCGCCTCCTCTATCGTTTGTGCGGCCGCAATCTGATCGCCAAGCTCCGAGATGATCGGGCCAACCAACTCGGCCCATTCGCTGGACTGATCGTCGGCAGTGTCGTCGATCGCGTCGGTCTGGCGATTGGCGCTCATGCTGTGCGCGCTCTGGCGCACGTCCTTTGCAGGCGGCGGAACCTTGACGGCGCCGGTGGACTGGGCGGGTGCCCGAGCCACAAGAACCTCCTCGTCTGGCGAAGGGTCAGGGATGCCAATCTTGTCGCGCATCGTAGCCGCTCCAACGCGCAGCCCGAGCGGCACAAGCTTAACGACGTTGTCGACCAGCTTGGAGATGTCCTCCTCTTCGGGACGCCCGATCTTGAGGACAGGATATTTCTTCTGCCGCCCGAAGTTCAGGTCCACCGCCGGGCGCACCATGTCGCGCATCAGCGTGCCGGCGAGCTGGCGCGCGTCGGCCTCCTCAATGTCGCCTCGCACCTTGTCGTGGACCTTGCCGACCGCGTGGCCGCCGGCAATGGCGTCCGTGGTCGCCGTCTGGCCCAGCACCAGCTTGGATATCTGGCGATCGAGGAAATCGGCCCGCTTTTCATAAAGCTCATGGCTACCGGCGATGTCCGCCTTGATGAAATCGACCGTCATCGACGTCGGCACGATCGCCGCATAGTCGACACCGATGTTAGTGACGGCCTCCAGTAGAACGGCCTTGTCCGTCTCGGACGCACCGGCGTCGTATTTGCCGAGGCGAAGAGGCTGGCCGTAGGCCTCGCAGAAGATTGCCCAATCCTTCATTGTGAAGGCCTTGAACAGGAAGGCCCATGCGGCTGCGCGCGCGAGGCCACCGCGGATCGGCAGGCCTGACTTGGCTTTCGCCTGGTGCCGTATCCATGAGAAGGGTTTCAGCGGGACATCGCCGGCGATGTCCCGCAGCAAGGGCGTCTCACCGTCTATCTCGTCGAATGTGAACCATCGGGGATCGCGCCACTTCAGCTCGCGTGGCTGCCATTGCCCCTCCGAAGTGTCCCATATGATCTCAGTGAACGAGAACCCCTTGCCGATCGCGTCGAGCATGTCCTTCAGCTCAATCTCAAAAGCTTCGCGCTCGACGATCGAGCGTATCAGGTCCGCATGTGCGATCGACGCCGGGTCATCGCCGGCCGCTTCCACGGTCACCGGCAGACCGGACACCTGCACCTTGCGGGTGGCGAGCACCGATGAGTAGTGAAGGTCGCGTTCCTCCATGTCTTCGGCCAGCGCCAGATAGTCCTCTGGGTCGCCGTCGATCGAGTTGCGCAGGATCCGCGCGAGGCGGCCGGGCGACAGCCCTGCGGCCGGATGGTGAGCGTCATGACGGCGAACGCTCGACGAGGTTGGTGCGGCCTGCTCCTGCACGAGAGCCTGCTTCTCGATCGGCTGGCCCCACTGGTCGGTCAACCCTTTGAAGTGTTCAGCCATCAGAAGATCGTCCCTCGATGCCGGCGCATTGACGCCATGCGGAAGCCGCCCTCCCGCTCGTCGGGTCTGTCCCAATTCCCGGTTTCGATCTCACCGCGCTCCTCGAATTTCGACTTCGGCAACGTTGCTGCCTCGTAGCCGTATTCGTGCCACTGCATCCGCGACGCGAAATGCGCCAGCCCGAGTGCCACCGCGAAATCACCGTGCCGCTTCGCCCCAGCCGCGCCAACCCGTTCATCGGGAATGCCGGGAATGCCGCGCACCACCTTGACCAGGCGCAGGTCGGCCAGGTGTTCGGCATCGCGCACCAGCTGGATCGCGCCATCCTCGAAGGCCACTTTCAACGGTGGCAGATTTTCATTGTACCAATTGCGCGTCAGGTTAATCGCCCACACCAGCCCCGCGCCGTCTGTCTCTGTCCGCAGGCCGAACATCCGGCCGAGGTCTTCGGCCAGGCTCATGCCGACACCGGTGGCGTCGATCGCCGCGCCGATCAGCCGGGGCGTGCGGCGCAGGATCAGCGCCGCCAGTTCAAGCTGTTCGGCGAAAGGCACATTGCGCATCTCGACGGTCAGGCACGAACGGCGGGTCAGCACCTTGTCGATCGCCAGCAGATGCAGGACCGCGGGGTCGGCCTTGCGCGCCGGGTCGTAGCCGAAGGCGTGCATCTCTCTCTCGTCGAGCCGGTCGAGCGCACGATTGATCCGCTCGCGCGCGTCCGCCGTCAAATGCTCGCGGGCAAGTGGCGACCGCTGGAGGAAGTCGGGCGGCAGCATGATCCGCACGATAGGCGCGTCCTCCGGCTCCAGCAGCATCCGAGCCTCGATCAGCGGCGCGGTCAGCCAGGTGCCCGACCCCTGGCCGGGAATGCAGAACAGCTCTTCGTCCGCGCCATCGGCATAGAATTCGATGATCTCCTGCCGCCATGCGGCCTCGGCCGCGGCCGACCATTGCGCGCCTCGCACCAGGCAGATGCGCTGGTAAAGTCCCTCTTGCAGCGCTTGGTCGAAATCGATCCGGATATGAGCGCCTGGCCGTCGCTCGCCGAGCACGTCCTGGACCAGCACATTGAAGTCATTTTCCGAGCCGTCATGCGTCGAGCAGACCACGACTTGGCCGCCCCACATCAGGAAGGCGAGCGCCGCTTTCAATAGCTCTTTCAGATTATCGACAAACGCGGCCTCGTCGATGATCACCAGACCCTGCTTGCCGCGCAGGGTTCGCGGGGCCGACGACAGCGCGAGGATTTCGAAGCCCGACGCGAAGCGGATGCGGAATGCCTGAATGTGGCGCGTGACCTCGGGGCTGCTCGGGTCGGTGTCGTCAAACAGGAATTCGTCCATGCCGACCGCTGCTACGGCATAGGCCCGCGCCCACATCGCGCAGGCGTCGATGAACTCGCGGGTCATCTCCTGCGAATAGGAAATATACATCGCGTCCATGCCGCCTGCGGCGCGGCCGCGCGCGGCGCGCAGCACCGCGCCCGACGCCAGCCCCCAGGTCAGGCCGATGCGCCGGGACTTCTCGATGACGATCAGGCCGGTGCCGCTTTCCAGCACCGCGACCGCCCGCTGCTGGTATGGCAGCAGCACGGAAGGAACGCCGACCTTTTCGGCCAGCTCGCTGATCGACAGCGCCGTCGCCTCGCGCAGACGCTGCCATTCGTCCTTGGAAATCGGGGCGGTCATACCAGCACCAGCCGGTAGCCGCAGTAGCCGTGTATTTCTCTCTCAATCGTCCAACCGAAACGCGGCAACAGTCTCCGCAGATGGCCTAAATGACCCCTGACTGCGACGGGCGCACTGAGCGGTCCGCCGTCCGGATCGTCGCCATATGCCGCCTCAACCAAATCGTGCACGGACACCCAATGGCCGGGGCGTCGCGCCAGCCTCCGCAGGATGGCCTGCTTAATCGGTCCGCTCACAACCAGGCCCGCCAATTCCTCGCGCGGGGTCGGGCCGTCCGGCATCGGCCCGCCACAGCAGGGACACAGATGCGCGTCGCGCCTCATGCCGGTCTCACCCCCAATATTTGCGCCCTGATCGCCTCAGCCGCCTCGGCGGACAGACCCTTTTCGCGGATGGTCTGCTCAATAACCTCATCGACCTTTTGGCCAAATTCCTTTTCCACCGTGACGCGGCGCGCGGTCGAAACGCCTTGCGCCTGGAGCGCATTCTTAAGGGCTGCCGCCAGCTGCATTGCGCCCTTGGGGTCGACGCCGCTGCGGCCGGCGTCAGTCACCAGCTCGAAAATCAGCGACTTGATCGCCTCGGCCGCGATCAACGTCAGTTCGTCGGATGCCTGGGCGTCGAACCGTCCGGCGATCGACGCGGCGATCTCGCGCGTTTCTTCCAGCCTGCGTGTCAGGGTCGCCATGCGGATCGAATAGCGATTGAAGGCGCTGAATGACGGGATGACGAATTCAAGTTCGCCACGATGCTCACGTTTGAGCGCGGTCAGCCCGTTGAAGAACTCCTCGTAGATGTCGAGCTGTGTGCGCTCGCGGTCCTGGAGCGCGGCGGCCGCCAGTGCGACGATCGCATCCGCCTCGGGCGGAAGCTGCTCGATGCCAGAAAGCCGGCCGCGCCCCTTAGCCATGTCACAGCTCCGGCCGCGACGGACGGCGCACGCCCTCGATCACCGCCTCGCGGCGCGCATGGCGGTGGCCCTTTTCGGCCAGTGTCGCCACCAGCAGCGACCCGGCCTCGACAAGGCTGATCGCGCCGCGCTCTGCCAGCCAGCGGTATTCGTCGTGGACCCAGCCACGATCCTTGCGGATGCCGAACTGGCGCAGCTCCTCGATCATAAGGTCGCTGTTCAGCGTTTCGTCGATCTGTGCCGCCAGGGCACGCAGAATGATCAGCCGCGCCTGTTCGCGGATGATGGTGTCCATGCTCATTTGCGCGCGGCCTGTTCGAGAAGGAATTCTTGCAATCGGTCCGACACGGCCGCGACGGGTTTCAGCCGCTCGTCCAGCGTCTCCATGCGACCGGTCAGACGCTCCACCGCCAATTCGAGGCGATGCGTCTGCTCCCTGTCCGGCAGGTGAGTCAGGTCGCTTTCGATTTTGAGCAGCCGGCTCTCGACCAGCTGGAACCGCCCGAGCACCGCCTCGCCCTGCTTGCTGCGGTCGTCAGCAAATCTTTTGCCGAGCTCGTCCAGCTTCGACCGCAATTCGCCGACCTCTTTCAGTGCCTTGTTGGAGCCGGATGTCAGCCAGCTCCATATCACCGTCCCGACCGAGATCAGCACGGCGGCGAGGCCCGCCCATGACCTTATTTCTTCCATAACGCGCGTTTCCTGATCGGGCGCTCAAGGAAGGTCGCGCAGTCGATGCAAGTGTCGGCCTGCGGCAACGCCTTGCGTCGCGCATCCGAGATTTCGGCACCGCAGGCGCAGATGATGCGACCGGTCCCGCCAAGAGCCTGCGACGCGCGGGCAATACCGCCCGCGCGTTCGGCCTCTGCAACCCGGTCTGCCTGGTCGAACTCGTCCATCATTTGCCGCGCCAGCTGTTGACGGCCGCGATTGCACTATCGCCGAGAGCCTTGACCGTATGGCCGCCCATATAGAGCGAGATGAACCAGGTGGTCAGCGTCAGCAGGATCGCCGGGTCGATGCGCTCGACCGGGAGGCCGATCGCCTCCGCGACCGGGAACGCCAGCACGTAGCAGGTCCAGAATACCGCCAGCAGATACATCCAGCCCCAGCGCCAGGCGGACTGATACCAGGCTTCGGCCTGCTCGGCCTTGAGCAGATCGAACTGCCCGCTTAACCCCTGCGCCCACAGCGCGATCATTTCTGGGGCCTGCGCCTCGGTTGCCTTGATCGCCACCTCAAGCTCTTTCGGCGTCAGCTTCGGCAGGTCGGCCGGCGTCACGCCGGCATTGCCCGCGATCGCGTCGATCACGGCCCCGCCGATCTGGCCGAGCTTGCCGCCGACCTGATTTTGCAGAATGGACTTGACGATCGGTGCGCCGACCTTGGTCGCGGCCGTGATCAGGATGGCTTCGAGCATGGCGACTACGCCTCTCCGGTGGCGAAGGCCTCGGCCGCATAGGCGTCGGCGCGCAGGCGGTTGATCCAGGCGCGGCGCGCCCATATGACAGCGGCGGCCGCGCCGATGGCGGCGACAGCTGCGAAAATGATCCAGGCAGTGGTCGTGTCGGTCGCCTGGCCGATCGGCGCGCCGTTGATCGGGACAGCCGCCGCGCCGCCCGCGCCAGTGCCAACCACCGCGCCGCCGCTGGTCTGCGCGTCGCGCTTGGCCTGTGTGCCGGCCGCGTCGGAATTTTTTTCCAGCGTGACCCGCACTTCTTCGCTAGACACATGCGGGATCGCCGCCAAGGCCCAGGCGACGGCCTTGGCTTCGACTGCGGCGATGCGCCGGGTCCAGCCGGTGCCGAAGGTCGACCAGTGCGAAAATGTCCGGTAGATCGCGAGCCGACGCGCGCAGAGCTTCTTGACGGTCTCGACATCGGTGCCGCCGACCACCGCCATCAGCGATTTATTGGCCGCGCCGGGGCCGGAATTGACGCCATAGTCAAATGCCGCGAGATCCACGCCAGCCGCGAGCCTGTCGCCGGAAACCTCGTCCCAATAGCCGTTGCGATAGATGCGCCGCAGCAGGTCCTTGGAAATCGATTTGAGGTCGGCGACGTTCGCGTTGGGCACATACCGGCGCAGCGTCGCCAGCGTCACGCCCTTGTTGGTGTGCCCGCCGGGGTCTTTCCGATGATTTACATAGCCGCCCTCATAGGCGAGCGTCACATCCAGCGATCTGTCGAAATTGTCGCGCATATATCACCGTGCTGATTGGCTTCATGCCGATCACGGTCGGCATTGACGACACACACGATGGACTGTCGGGCAA